GTATTATAGTGAACTGATTGGCTTGGAGAAGATGATAAATTATGTCTGATTACTTTAGAGATATTGTTAAAAAACTGAATGACACTAACACGAATATTGCAGCTGACGCTACAAATAGTTCTGAGTATTCCGGGTGCATTGATAGTGGGTCTTATATTCTTAACGCCGCTCTTACTGGGAGCTTGTATGGGGGTGTGCCTAATAATAAAATCACTGCTTTTGCGGGTGAAAGCGCTACAGGGAAAACGTTTTTTGTTCTTGGTATCATTCAGCATTTCCTTAACTCTAATCCCGCTGCTGGTGTTTTTTATTTTGATACTGAAGCAGCAGTAACAAACTCAATGATGACTGATCGAGGTATTGATACGGCTCGAATAGTTATTTCTGAGCCAGATACCATACAGCAATTCCGTCATACCGCATTACAGATACTAGACAATTATATAGAACAGTCTGATCCTCCACCAATGATGTTTGTCCTAGACTCATTAGGCCAGCTATCCACCACTAAAGAAATAGAAGATACAGCTGAAGGAAAAGAAACTCGTGACATGACTAAGGCGCAAATAATTAAAGCTGCGTTTAGAGTATTGTCATTGAAGTGTGCAAAGGCACAAGTTCCTTTGCTGGTGACCAATCATGTATATGAGGTAATTGGTTCTTACATACCTACAAAAGAGATGAGTGGCGGTAGTGGACTGAAGTATGCCGCATCAACAATATGCTATTTGTCGAAGAAGAAAGACAAAGATGGTACAGACGTGGTCGGTAATATTCTTAAAGTCAAAATGGTTAAGTCTCGATTTGCAAAGGAGAATAAGCAAATAGAAGTGCGCTTGAGTTATGATTCGGGGCTAGATAAGTATTATGGGTTGTTAGATTTAGCTGAGAAATATAATGTATTCAAGAAAGTTTCTACTCGATATGAACTCCCTGACGGGACCAAGACGTTCGGTAAGACTATCAACGCGAACCCTGAAAAGTACTACACAGAAGATGTTATGGCGCAACTCGAGGAAGCAGCTCGAAAAGAATTTCGCTATGGCAATAAGGAAGACTACACGGGAAGCGACGAGGGAAGCGGAGATTCTGATGAAGAATGACGACATCAAGAATCAATTCAGAATTCTTGATGAAGACTCAGATATTAGTACCACATTAATTGAATTAATTGTTGAGCCCTGGTACGGGGTGAAGTATCATTATAATACAGTAAAGATTCAACCTGAAACGGAAGATAGTGAGCTACCATTGCAATTTGAATATGATATTGATTATGTACCAGACGGAATTGTAATCGAGGATGGCCCACCTATGATTGATTTTGAGACCTTCTTAGGTGATGTGTTAGTGGCAATTATAGTTGGGAAAGAGAATGAGATTAGAGACAACGATACTGACGAATCTGATTGAAGATGAAGAGTTCGCCAGAAAAGTATTGCCGTTTTTAGATGAGGCATATTTTCAACACCCTCCGGAACAAATACTATATAAAAAGATAGACCACTTTGTTGAAAAATATAGCAACCTACCTTCTAAGGAGGCTTTATATATTGAACTAGATAATGACAGTTCATTACACGAAGATGTACACAAAGAATGCAAGGAAATTGTTAGTTCTCTTGAGCCATTGGAAGTAAATAACCAGTGGTTGTTAGATCAAACTGAAAAGTTCTGCAAAGATAAGGCCATGTATAATGCTATTACAGAGGCAATTAGTATATATGATGGAAAAATTAAAAACAAGTCTGTTAATAATATCCCCGACCTTGTGGCCGATGCTCTTGCTGTTGGCTTTGATTCTCACATTGGTCACGATTTCCTAGAAGATTACGAACGCCGATACGAATACTATCATGCCACAGAGCAGCGAGTATCCTTTGATCTCGAATATTTTAATAAGATTACAAAGGGAGGGTTGCCAAGGAAAACCTTAAACATACTCATGGCCGGTACAGGTGTTGGTAAATCACTTGTAATGTGTCATATGGCTGCAGCTGCATTAACTCAGGGCTATAATGTTCTGTATATTACATTGGAGATGGCTGAAGAGAAGATAGCAGAGCGTATTGATGCTAACATGCTCAATATACCGCTTCAAGATATAGAAAAGATGCCTAAGGCTGATTATGAAACCAAGTTGATGGACCTTAAAGATAGGACCGCTGGCAAGTTAATCATTAAAGAATATCCTACAGCAGGCGCTGGTGTAGGCCATTTCCGTCATTTGATAAACGATCTAAAATTAAAGCGGGCATTTGTTCCACAAATAATTTTTGTTGATTATCTAAACATTAGCATGTCAATGAGAGTTAAGCCTGGAGCAAGCATTAACACGTACGTATATGTGAAAGCTATAGCTGAAGAGCTAAGAGGATTAGCAGTTGAACAGAACGTACCTATTGTTAGCGCTACACAAACAACCCGAGGGGGCTACAATAATAGTGATCCCGGTTTAGAGGACACAAGCGAGAGTTTTGGATTACCCGCGACAGCTGATTTCATGGTGGCAATTATAACTAGTGATGAGTTAGAGGCTCTGGGGCAGATTCAAATCAAACAATTAAAGAACCGTTATAATGATATTTTTATACACAGGCGATTTGTTTTAGGATTAGATCGAGCTCGTATGAAGTTATATGATGTGGAACAAGATGCTTCTATGACTGATACTGGCGCTGTAATGGATAACACTCCATTCGGTGCTCGGTTAGATAATGAACAGGTACGTCGATCAGGTAAAGACCTATTAGATAAGGTTAAGACGTTAAATTTTAACTAGGGTGAATAATTAATGAAGTATATTTTGCCAGCGTTGGAGTGGTACCCAAAATTAATACGTGATGAAGTAATCCCACTGTGTATGGGACGAGCATATGATAGAACAGAAACTCTCGATTTAGGATTCGAACAAAAGATCCTAACACCCATTCCAGAATATAAATCAACAGACATAACATGGACAGAAGCCTGTGCTAACAGAGCTGTCGAATTAAATGAAATAGCCAAGTCTCAGGGATTGCAAATTACTGTTACGTATTCTGGAGGTATGGATAGTACTTCTGTAATAGCAGCATTCTTGATGTATACAGATGCTACAATTGATATAACTGTATCTGATTCTACTATCGAGGAGTGGCCAGAATTCTATCACATGATTAAAGATCATCCCCGTATAGATAAGATTTTCTATATTACATACTTGCCATTTTTTATGATGGAAGAGGCTGGTAATGATCGAATGATAATTGGCGGCGACCCTGGTGATATATGTTTTGGTAGTAAAATGTATCGACACGATCAGGTAGTGTGGGATAAAGAAGGCAATGTCGTCACGTATGATGTAGATCCTTGGGCAAAGGCATGGGAAGGAGTTCCTCCTCACCATCGGGAATTATTTCAACCTATGGTTGATAAGTGCCCCATTGAGATAGAAAACAATTATGACTTAACTTGGTGGTTAGGTTTTTGTATTAAATGGCAGCTAACAGAAACTCGGCTGCCGATGATGGCTCGTTTTAATATCCCAAATTTTTACAACTTCTTTAGTAGTACAGACTGTCAACTGTGGGCTATGAATAACAACTCGCATATTAAATGTCCAGATCAAGACTGGAGCAATTTAAAACACCCAACAAAAGAACACCTACATCTATTTTGGTCAGATGATAGCGTATGGAAACAAGTAAAGAGAGATAGTCTCCAGTACGTTTGGTCTAATCTTATGATACCAGGTGGCCAATTTATAGACTTCCTACACGAGGTAATTAATCCAGATCAAGCCCTGAAAGACAGGGTTCCTGATCTAAAATATTTTCAAAGAGCTGCAAAGACATTTATAGATCAGACTGAAGGTAAGATACCTTATTCATCAGCCGGTTTCTTTTCTAGTGGTAAGCGACCGCCCAGAGGTCAGTTTGGTGAAACCACTTGGATAGATGAGAACTGGGTGTTTAATGATGAATGGCCAGATTGGGGTGGTCTGATAATGTTTTGGAAGCGAGTTGAATTGGATGGCAAATATTAAGTACATATTCCCTAAATTGGAATGGTATACTCCATTCATACGTGATGAGATTATACCTATAGTCCAGGATCGAATTTATGACAGAACCGGTACTGTTTATCTTGGTTGGGATCAACACATAGTATCTCCAATACCTGTGTACGCAGAAGATAACACTCCTTTCTCACAAATATGCGAAGCAACAGCAGCAGGTATTGGAACGGTATCCTCAAAGGAGAATAAACGTATTACAGTCACTTGGTCTGGTGGATTGGACAGTACTGCTGTAGTTACATCATTTTTAATGAATCAACAAAAGATTGATATTACAATGAGCTCTAGTGCAGAACTAGAGTGGCCAGAGTTTGCTCATTATATTAAATCGCACCCGTTAGTTGAAAACGTAATTGAATTCGAATTCCTACCTCATATGTTAATGAGAGAAGGCAAGGATAGGGTTTGGATAGGTGGTGATCCCGGTGATTTGTTATATGGTGGAAAGATAGATTGGGACGGTAAGAAACATAGGGATTGGTTTCAGTCTATATTAGACAAGTGTCCTTATCCATTAGCAACATTGGAATCTGAGATCTGGTGGTTGGGATTTGTATTATTATGGCAGAGTCATTGTATCCGAATACACATGATTGCTAGACAACATATTCCAAACTTCATCAATTTCTATGACAACGAAAGATTTCAGCAATGGGCTATGAGCGCGGAATTCTCGCCCCTGGGTGAGAATAAGTATGACTACAAAACAAAAAATCCAACCAAAGAACATATTTTTAAGTTGTTTGCTCAACGTACTGTGTGGCAACAAAAGAAACGTGATAGTATACATGGAGTAGTAAAGGATCCTTTAGATTACGACTTTACCAGCTGGTTGAGGACAAACATGTATTCATTTACAGAACCACAGACGCGTAAGGCTAAAGACTGGCTGAACAGAGAATCAGATCAGCCAAGAATGATGGCACTGCACGTTGTTGCCAAAAACAGCACTATTGATGAGAATTGGCGGTGCGATTTTCCGCCATGGAGTGAGTTGGTTAATAAATGGCAAGAGGAGAAAGCCTATGAACAAAGAAATTGAGGCATATGAAGGCGAGCTTCGCGAACTGAGGGAGGAGAGAGTCGTTTTACTAGATGAGAATGCGAGGCTGACAGCTGAGAACAGGGAGCTGCAATTGCAGGTTCCAAAGAGCGAATATCTGCAAGCTCAGATTGATTACGATAGGTTTTCCTGATGAAATATCAAGTACGTCGACACGGAAATATATTCAAATTATATGAGGTTAGCTCCGGGCGATATATCGCATATTCTGCCAATAAACAGAAAGTCAAGAAGGTTGGTGATAATCTGAACAGGGGTGGAGGATTCGATGGTCAGATACCATCATTCATGTATGGTGGTTTGGGTAAAAATGGATATCATATTGGCACCAAAGCTAGCTACGGCCAGGGAGATAATCTCCCCTAACCCCTTGATTTGTATGGGTGAAAAAAACAGTTGACCTATTTTCGAAAATGTGCGATAATAAGGCATGATGAGAGATAAGGAGAATTATGCCGATGATGGGTAGGAAGCAGACGCTGAAGGGCGGCGACGAGTACGATGTGGTGGGTAGCTGGCGCAAGGTGATGTGCTATCTGCAACGCGCTGGAGCTGTCAAATCCATTAAGAAAAAAATGAACAAGCGGGCCCGCAAGGAGGCCAAGCGCAAGTTGTATACGACGGAAGACACCTAACCATGCGTAACGATAAAGATCATACCAGCTTCATAGCAGGCCTTATGATGGGAATTGCTATGTCTCTTATATCCTACATGATCGTCCTGTCCACCTACTAGGAAAATCGATGAAAATTACGTTACGTAATGTACCCAAGTTGGAAGGGGAAAGCACCATGTCCCTATTCCGTGAGGCCGCCGAATGGTATGCTAATAAACTGATGGGTCCTCGCTTAGCAAGGAAATTAGAAATCCGTGTTAAGTTTGAAGACACCATGGAAGAGGACCGTAACGAAGGAGGTACGTGCATCTGGGAAGATGATAATGTACGTCCACGTGAGTTCACCATAGAGCTTGCTAAGGGCGACCTAGAATTCATGTTGGTAAATTTAGCCCATGAAATGGTCCACGTCAAGCAATTCGCTAAAGGAGAGCTGAAGGATGTGATGCGCCAGGTTAGCATGTGTAAGTATCTGGGCAAGATATATGATGTCGATAAGGTAGATTACTGGGATCTTCCATGGGAGATAGAAGCTCACGGTCGTGAGAGAGGGCTCTATGTTAGATTCACAGAGGCTGCAGGCATTGCGTGATGAGGACTGATACAATGGATAGATATATGCATCTGATAGACAATGCCCGTAAGGCATATGACTCATCTGAAACAGAATGGGCCAAGAATTTTTGGCTAGGTGTAATGAAAACTCTAATTAGAAGAACAGGGGGTATACATTGACTGATGAAATTATAGAAGCATTTGAGAACAAAGGATATACTGTTCTTCCTAATTTTATACCCGGCGGATTAGCCAGATTGGTATATGATTATACCACGATACGTTTTGCAAATGGCGATTTAGAAGTAATCGATGATGGGTTTGTACCTATGGCCCAAACAAAATATGGTGATTATCTAACAGAGTCTTTATTGTTGCATTATTTGCCTATCGTGAGTCAACTAACCAAAAAAGAACTGGCTCCCACATACTCTTATCTGAGACGCTATAAGGAGGGTGACAACCTACCCAAGCATCAAGATAGATACAGTTGTGAATATAGTATCACCGCGTGTGCAGGCTATGAATATGATTTACCAGACACCGCTGAACCTAATTGGAAATGGCCTATCTATATGGAGGGCGAAGCGGTTGTACAAGAGCCCGGAGATGCCCTGCTGTACAAAGGCGTTGATTACAAGCATTGGCGCAATCAATTACCCGGCGGGAATCATGTACAGATACACTTACATTATATAGATAAGGAATCGCCTTGGTATCCAGACCTTGAGCTTGATACCAGATTTCGGCTAGGTATGGGTCAAGATCAACGAGACAATGATATGATCAACAAGTGGCTTGTACAGGCCAAGAAGGATGGAAAGGGATATCGAGATCCGAATCCGTTGACGGGCGAGGTAGAACGATAAATACAGATAACTGTAAGGAGTTTACTGATGGCTGGCGAATCTGCTGAACGGCAAGAGAATGGATTTCTGGCTGCAGTGATGAACAAGGTCGCCGAATCAGGTGGCAAACCTATACGTGTTACTGGTATTGTAGGTTCTATTAAGAATGTTCAAAAGGCTTACAAATTTACAGGAATAACACAGATGGGCAATGAGCCTTATACTGATGTTGTTTTGGATACAACAAGCAGTAAGGTTAATATATCAATGAAGGGTGAGTCTGCACCATCATTAGCTGGTGGAGGGTTATCAGGCATTGAGCTATCATTGCCTGGCTATGGTAGAAAGTTTATGGAAGCTGCCTTGAACTATCATTTAAAGAATGGGCTTTTACCAGGTGAAAAAGTACCAGACGTATTTGCTAGAATAAATGAAGGCGATAAGCGAATACTTGTTGAAGGCACCTCTGCAATGGGAGGTCCGGTACATTATATGTATATTGGACCTATGGAGGTGAGGGTAACTTCGACATCATTGGATTTTACACAGGTTATTCTCAATGGTAAGTTAATTAAGGCTGATGAGTATGCTAGGGATAAGGACTTGTGGTTACGGTTAAGAGCTAGACGAGATGATCAAACATTTGATCCCAAGGGAAAAGATAACATGGGAATACCTACTGTATATGGCAGAAGTCCTTCGAAGGGCGATAGTAAAGGACGTATAGTTGTAACGGATAAGAAAACTGCTGGAATACAGGGGCTGGTTAATATCTGATGTACAAATTTCGCCAATATTTACCAGAGTCCAAAAACACACATATGGAACATCTTGAAGACCTGATGTTCAATGATGGGGTTGAGGGCACACGTAAAGCTATAAACTTCCTTCAAGACTTACGAGATATGCTAGCTGGGTCTTCTTCTTCAAAAATCAACGCTACTGTTAAGTGGGATGGCGCGCCGGCCATATTTGCTGGAGTGGATCCGGAGGATGGAAAATTCTTCGTGGCCAAGAAAGGCCTCTTTAACAAAACACCTGATATGTACAAGTCTGCTGCTGATATGGGTAAGCTGCAGGGAGATCTGAAAGCAAAGTTTGTGATAGCTTTAAAATACTTTTCCAAGTTAGGTATCAGAAAAGGGGTTGTCTATCAAGGTGATTTGATGTACACAAGCAGGGATATCAAAACGCAGACCATTGATGGCCAAAAATATTATACATTTCATCCAAACACCATTGTGTATGCTGTTCCAGTAAATAGCCCTATTGGTAGACAAATTAAAGCTGCTAAGATAGGAGTGGTGTGGCACACGACATACACAGGTAGGAAGATTCAGGATATGAAGGCTTCGTTTGGTAAAGGCATTGCTTCTAAGATGCGTAAGAATAGGGCAGTGTGGGCCGCTGATGCCACGTATAAAGATGTTACAGGACAAGCTACCTTCAGTGCCGCAGATACAAAAACACTAACAG